GTTCTGATATTGTCGCAACTGGAACTGGATTTATTTATAACAGTGATACGATTTGGGTAGTTGGAAAGAGCCAAATAAAAGAAACTGATGATGTTGTTGGTAGTAATTTTACCATTAAGATTGAAAAGAGTCGATATGTAAAAGAACGTAGTATGATTCCGATTTCAGTTCGTTGGGATTTGGGTATTGGAAAGTATTCTGGTTTGGCTGAACTTGCAGAAGAGTTTGGAATAATTAAATCTATTCGAATTGGAAAACGTGCTGGATTTTCTTTTGATTCTATAGAAAATGGTATTCTTCAAAGTTATGCAAACAAAATTAGTTTTGATGAAAATTTTTGGGGAATTGTATTGAAAGATTCTGACCTATCATATAAAATCGAACAGAAATATAGTTTACCAACTGCTAAAACTGTTAGTGAATTACTTGAAGGTGAGGAAGACGAAGAATCAGATGACTAAATAATAGTGTGAAAGTGTAATCTTCTGTGAATGGTTGTATTGCATTAGACAGAAATGTCGTATTCACAGTAATGCAATATAACCAACAGGAGATTTTTATTATGAAAATTGTTACTTTTGAAGAATTTAAACAGAGATCTATTGATAAAAATGGTGATATATTTGATTTTGATGAAAATAATTTCGTAAATATGAAAACACCATTCAAATATTGGTGTAAAGAACATAATCATTTACAAGAAAGAACACCAGAGCAAACTCTTAGATTACATTCTGGTTGTACTGAATGTAAAATTAAAATAAAAGACACAGAAGATTTCATAAACGCATCAAAATTAATCCATCATAATAAATTCGACTATTCGATGTGTGTATACGTAAATATGAATGTTAAAGTAGAACTTATTTGTAATGATTGTGGTGATCATGTGTTTCAAAAACCGACTAATAATTTACAAGGAAAATCTTGTTACTCTTGTTCGAATTTAAGACCAATAACAAAAGAAGATTTTTTAAAAAGAAGTCGTGCTAAATTTGGTGAAAAATATAATTACGACAATATTGACTATGTTGATGTTCGAACTAGTATTGAATTTATTTGTCCTGAACACGGACTAATCCAAATGGTCCCTCGCGACCATTTGAAATCAAAGTTTGGTTGTGCTTTGTGTGCTATAGAGGTTAATGGAATTTTATGTAGATTAACTACAGAAGAATTTATTTCTAAAAGTATCGATATTCATGGCAATATTTTTAGATATGATAAAGTTCATGTTGTAGATTATGATACAGAAGTTTTAGTCGGATGTTCAGATGAATCACATGGATACTTTTAACAACGCCACATAATCATTTTAGAAGTAAAACTAGAAAATGCCCAAAATGTCCAAAAAATTTTAGAAAACATAAAACTACTGAAGACTTCATAAATCATTCCGCCGATGTTCATAAAAATTTATATGACTATTCGAAAACTATTTACGTTGCAGACAAAACAAAAGTTGTTGTAATTTGTCCTAAAGGGCATGAGTTTAAAGTTACTCCGAATAATCATCTTAGAGGAAAAGGTTGTGGTATTTGTAAAGCTAGTAAAGGTGAATTAGAAATCGTGCATTATCTTAAAGATAGTAAAGTTTTATATGATAGAGAATTCACTTTTAATGATTGTAGATATAAAAGGAAATTACCATTTGATTTTGTTATTTTTAATGAAGATGGTTCGGTTAAGGGTCTTGTCGAATATCAAGGAGAACAACACTACAGAAAAACAAAATTTAATACTATAAGTGATGAACAGGCTTTAGAAAATTTTAAATCACAACAGATTAGAGACAAAATAAAATCTGATTATTGTCAAAAGAACGGAATACCAATATTATACATTCATTATACCGACAAAGAACATATACAAACAATTCTTTCTCAGTTCATTCGTTCGTTAGACGATTACCTAGAACCTCTCTGAACGTTTCGATGAATTAAATATATGAACGGACTTGACAACTGAGATTAAACATCGTAGAATATATCTATAAGGAACCAAAGAATAAAAATGGATGAAACTTTAACGAAAGTATTGTATGAGAAATTATTGATCCAGTATATGTTTACCGACGAACTTGTTAGAGAGAAAATTGTTCCGCATTTAACTTCGAAAATTTTCTTGAATAATCTTAACGCACAATTAGTCGAACATATTTTAGATTTTCTAGACAAGTATTCTCATTTTCCTAAGATTAACGAGATGAAATTGTTCATTAAATCTGGAGAACTTTATGATCATTTATTGGCAATTATGAACGTAGATTCTTCGGAATATGATCGAGATTTTATTCTAGGAGAGTTGGAAGAATTCTTTAGATTGAGTTTGGTTCATGTTGTTCAGATGTCTATTGCTGAGAACTTAAAGAAGAGTACTAATTGTTTGCAGTCGTATCCAGATGAACTAAGAGAGGCTTTAGCTTTTACTTTTGATACGTCTATTGGTACTTCTTTATTGGATGACGGAGAAAAAATGTATGAAAAATTACATTCGAAAGATGAAGCGCTAAGAACAGGTATTCGTCATTTAGATTATTATTTTGATGGTGGACTTCATAAAAAGACATTGAATATGATTCTTGCTCAGAGTGGTGGTGGCAAGTCTGCTTTCATGTGTGGACTTGCTGTAAATTATATTTTAGATGGTAGAAAAGTTTTGATGATTTCTTTGGAGATGGCTGAGAATAAAATTACTGATAGAATTTTGGGTAATTTATTTAATGTAGAAGTTAATATGTTAAAGAAATTAAGCAAACAAGATTACGATCATAATTATTCTATAGTTAAAAAACGACTTAAAGCTGATTTCAAAGTAGTTCAAAGGTCAGCAAAAACAATTTCGGCTAATAAGATTCGTGGTATATTAAAAGAATATAAGTCCAAGCAAAAATTCGTTCCAGATGTTCTAATTGTTGATTATGCCGGGTTGATGGTGACGAATCGCGAGAATAAGAACGATAATTCATACTCAGAAATGAAAAAAGTTTCTGAAGAATTACGTTCGATTGCTACAGATGAAGATTTAATTATCATTTCTGGAAATCAAGTTAACAGAGCAGGATTCGGTGCCGCAGAAATTTCTTTAACTAACATAGCAGATTCCATAGGTGTTATCTCTACATGTGATACTGTTATTGGATTAACAACTACGGACGAATTAAAACTAGCAGACAAATCTAAAGTAACAATTTTGAAGAACAGATATGGTCTACAGGATATCTCAATGTTTATAGGTTTATGTTTTGGTAAGATGCGAATATTTAATCTAGATAATGATGATCCGGAAATCTCTCAACCGAAAGCCGTTAACATGATAGACGAAGCATCTGTTCAAGTATTAACCACAATGAAATCTAATGTAAGAAGTAAGAGAAGTGATTATATGGGAATTGAATAAAAGGAATTTACAATGGACAATTTATCAGAATTTATGCAACCATCTTTAGCACCGAAGCGAGAGAACAATTTCGAGAAGAGTGTAGAGAATGACATTGTTCGATCATGTTTGAAGACTAGGTTTTTCGAGAATCTTTCTTTAGAACATTTAGATTTAGATGTTGTATCGAATGGTAAGCGGAATAAGAACGAGCAGTTTCATTTGTTCAATTTGTTCCTCAAAGATATGTATGAACATAAAAGAATTTACATGCACGATATGGTTCAATTTCTAGAAGAAGATTGGTTTGACGTAAAGACTGTATTGAATTGTTTGAATGAAGAGAATACATACATATTGCGTGAGGAATTAGCAATAAAGTATAACAGAAAACAGAAGACGAGTAATTTAGAATTTTTGATAGAGGAAGAATGAGTGAAGCAACTTTAGAACAATTTTATCTCTTTCTGAATAAGATACCTATGGGAATGAAAGGTCGAAAGGTTGACTGGACATTTAACAAAGGAATAATTAGAGGAAAGAGGTTGAATCATTTGAGGATGAAGAGGTTAGCGGAATTCTATAGTTATTACAGATCTGGTCATTTCTCTGAGTTAGGATTTCAAATGTATTTTTTAGAGAACTTTTCTTTAGATGATACTTTTTTGAATGATTTAAATAAGTGGAGTCCTAGAGATGTAAAGAATATATCGAAAGAGTCAATCCAAACACTAATTAAAAAAGACCAAGAATTTTTTCTACAGGTATCAACTAAAACAGGTGTAAAAGATTTTCAAAAATATTTCGATATAAATAGTAATGGAGAGAGTTTAGTTTTTAACTTTTACGAGCAAGGACTAATATCGATCCAGTTTTTGGCAAAGTATTCTATGTATTTTGTTGAGAACATAAATGAGACAGACAAACACAAAAAAATAGTAAAAATTTCTAAAATAACAAAAGAAATAATACAAAAAACACAAGGAAAATAATATCATGGCAATACGTAAAATTGATTGGAACTTAATTTCAGAAGACATGTCAACCACTGGTGCTAAGAAGAAGTTTGAGAAGAAGGTTGATGAGAATTTATATAAGTTTAAGTTGAAGAATGGTGAGTCTAGTGTTCTAATTCGTTTTCTTCCACAGGCTATTGACGACATTGATTTGCCATATGCTGAGTTGAAGAGACATGATGTAACTATTAACGGAAAGTATTCTGGTGAAAAGTGTCCTCAGTCTAATGGTGGAAGAAGTGTTCCTTGTCCTTACTGTGAATATGGAACGAAGAATTTCTATGGTGGTGATAAGGAACTTGGAAAGAAGTTTTTCGCCCAGTCTAATTGGTATGTAAACATTCTTATCGTAAATGATTTGAATACTCCTGAGAATAACGGTAAGATTTTTGTTCTGAAGATTGGCAAGACCATTTTCAACAAGATTAAGGCCAAGCAGAATCCTTCGGAAGAAGATAAGGCTATGGGAATTAAGGGAGTTAATGTGTTCGATTATGTAGATGGAATTAACTTCAAGCTTAAGATTGTAGGAAAGATGATTCCAGATAAGGCTAATCCTGGACAATTGGTAGAAGTTCCTAACTATGATAACTCTTCTTTTGCCGATGCTCCAAGTCCAATTTCTTTGGGTGGAAAGGCTCTAACTGAAGATGAGATTAATGAAAAGATTGAGAAGAACTTGATTCCATTGAAGCCTTACTTGGTAGATGGTGTTAAAGACTATGACAAGTTGGTATCTTCATTGGAACGTCTTGTTGGTCCTGTTTCTT